AGAACGTCAATAATATGGTATATTTAAGTACACTATGAGAAAAGATTTACCAAGAATATACCTAGATATGGACGGTGTACTTTGTGACTTTGGTGCGGCAATAAGAAAGGCCACAGGAAAGTCAAAAGAAGCATGGATGCGTATTGATGGTAGAGTAAAATGGGATACTGTCATAGACACTCCTAAGTTTTGGGAAAACATGCCATGGAATACACCAGGAAAAGTCTTATATAACTTTGTAAAGAAGTATAACCCTCATATTTTATCAGCATATTTAGAAAAAACTTTTGACCCTAACTGTATACCAGGTAAAGCTGCTTGGTGTAGAAAGAACTTGGGTATATCAGGCGCCAAAGTTAATCTAGTGAGAAGACGAGACAAACAAAACTTTGCGATGAACGCAGGTCAACCTACTATTCTCATTGACGATTACGAGAAAAACACATCACAATTTAGAGCAAAAGGTGGTATTGGTATTACTTTCACATCAGCCTCAAAGGCTATATCAGAGCTTAAAAAACTAGGCTTCTAATCTTATAAATATATACGTTAATTAACAATCAGAAAGTCGTAGATTTAAAGCGACTAGATTAAAAGGAGAGATATATGTCTTTATGGGGAAACGATATTAAACCTAGAAACTTGACTGACGCAGAGAAAAAAGAAGTATTTGCGAACACTAAAGGTTGGGTAAGAGAAGCAGGTTCAATATTATCAGGAAACGGAAACACAAGTGCAGATCCAGAAGTATTAGTTGCAATCGGTGGATTGTCAGCGAACATGGGTTCTGCGAATATTACAGAACTTGAATTTATTACAACAGCATTTGATAAATCAGATGGTGGAACTTTACAAGTTAGAGCTAGATTTAACGAGCCAGTTACAGTAACTGGTACGCCACAATTAACAGTAGTAAACGACAGTAGAGCAAACCACACATTATCATACGCAAGTGGTAGTACAACTAACGAATTAGTATTTTCATTAACAATTGGTGCGGCTAACGCTGCGACAAATGCTGGTGATGTACTTTCAATCGGTACTAACGCTATGGCATTAAACGGTGGTACTATCAAAGATACAGGACAAAGTGGTACAAACGCTACTATCACTAACGCAGCCTCTATCGGTACAGCGGCTGGAACTATTACAGTAACGGCGTAATATTAAAATAATTTATAGGGGCGCACTAGCGCCCTTATATATAATACTATGAATAACTTGATCTAGGAAAATACCTAGAGTAGCATTCCCGAAAAGGGTTAACAGGAGATAAAAATGGCAGATAAAAAAGTAACGGCTTTGACCGATTTAGGAGACAATCTAGCGACAGCAGATTTATTCCACGTGGTAGATGATCCATCTGGCACACCAATCAATAAAAAGATAGCAGCAGAAGATGTATTTAACAACATACCATCTTGGTTAGGTTTAAAACAAGCTTCACAAGCAATTACTGCTGACGGATCAACAAACACAGCAGTTAATGTAACTACAGCAATTACAGAAATAAACGCAACTTCAGCGACACACGCTGGTGCTTTAGCTGATGGTGCTGACGGACAAATTAAAATTATATTAAACGTTTCAACAAGTGGTACAAATAACGTAGTAATTACACCAACTAATTTAAGAGGGTACTCTACTATTACTTTGAATGCACCAGGCGAAAGTGTAATTTGTTTATTTAAAAATTCTAACTGGAATGTAATCGGTGGTAATGGTTACGCTCTAGCATAATAGATTGGATAGTTTATGGCAATTGATGAAAAAACATTATTAGAAGAAAGAAAAGTATTAGAAGAAGATTTTAATACTACAAAAGATAGAATAGTACAAGTAGAAAAAGATTTAGGTAACATGAAAAGTAATTTAAATGCTGTTTATGGTGCTATTCAACAAGTAGATAAATTACTTGCTTTATCTAAAAAGACTGACGACAAAAAAGAAATGCCGGCAGAAAAAGAAAAGGCACTTAATTTAGCAACGAGTTAATATGAAAAGATTTAAAGAGTTTAGTAAAGACGCTGATATTAAAGACTTTGAGGAAGATGTAATGGGTGAAGCACCTAATACTGCTGATGCAATGAAACGACACAAAGCTGGTAAGGCTGGTTTCTCTGATAAGGCACATCTAAAAGCAAAGGGTTTGATACCTAGAGCTGATGGTACTAAAGTTAAATCTGACAAATACAAATAGAGGAAAAGGAATGAAAACTTTTAAACAACACGTTAAAGAAGGAATGGACAGAGGAAAGTATGGCGCTGGAAACGTAGGAGTTGAAACTTCTGACGCAGTAGAAGATAGCGTAATTGGTGTACATAACATACATGACGCTGACGTTCTAAAAAGAGTAAATGCTTTTGTTTCTTCTGTTGCTGATTGCGAGTACATTAAACCTCAATTCGCTTTTGACAAGTTAAAAGAAAAACTTGAAAGAATTGGTTTAACAGTATCTGATGCAGCATTAGAAGGCGACAATGGAAAAGTGACAGCTGAAGTGAAACAATTTGGTGGAAGATTTGGTAAAGACACTGATGGTTCTGATATAAATGATGATGGCATATCTCATAAAAAAGAGGGTGGATTAAAGATGGAATTATCTTATGAAACTCTTAAAAACGGAGCATCTAGGGTCTACGCTAAATTAGTGTAGTAAATGTTCAAAGAGATTACGAAAGACAATTGGTTATTGTTTGCGCAACATCATTACGATAAACCAATTTTAAATAGTGAACAAGAATTTTATGATGATCTTAAAAGATTTAAATATCTTAAAAGGCTCTTTCGTAAATACAAGATAACTGGTAATATAAAAGTAAGATTGGCAGTCAATCATATAATTGTATTACAAAATGTCTTTGGTGTAGAAGCCGCTATTACTTTACTACTATACAAAGTAGATAAGTCTTATTGGGGTGCATTAAAAACAATATTAGACTATCTTGGTTATCTCTATCCACATGAACTTGATAATATCAAGGTGGATAAAAATATAGATGAACTATTGAGAGAACTATAATGGCAAACAGAGCAGTAGATTTAGTTATAACTTATAGAGTAGTAAAACTACTTGCGACACCTTTTGAAAGACAAGAGGCGTTTAAGTATGGTATAATAGATAAAGACGGTAAAGTTTTGAGAAAATTTAGAACACTTAAAACTACTGCCGAAAAAAAATCATATACTATGCTTCATAGGTTTGTTTTTAATCTAAAAAGAATATTACAAAAAGCAGGACTTGGTGGTAGACTAGGTACATTTGCTGTTGCCTTAGGTTTATTAATTAGAGAAGATAAAAGTTATTTACCACATAAAAATTTAATTGAAAGTGCTGTTATATCTTACTTAAAAGAAACTAATCAATATGATAATTTGTTAAATGAAGAAGGTGAAGTATCATCATTTGAGCCAGAGCAAGAAGCATTCTGTAATTGTTTTGGTATTGATGTTTTTGAAGTAGAAGATAAATTAATATCGGAGAAAGAATATGCCAAAACATTATAAAGAAATGATGGACGAATTGATTAACAAGATGGACGAAGACGCTCCAGCTAATAATACTAGTGGTGTAGATATGAATCCTACTGGCGCTAGAATGTCACCAAAGATGATGAAAAGAAAAAAAGAACAAGGTGATGAACAAGATGATATTACTAAAAAAATTAGTAAGATGGTCAAAGCAAATGAAGATAATAATAATGTTATCTTAAAACAAGTAAATGAAAGTCTATCTAAAGTAGAAGATAAGTCAGATGAAAAACTTGGTCTTAAACAAGACGTAGAGGTTGTTGAGAAAGAATACAAAACTTTCCGAGACAAATACAATGCCTAAAACATTTTTAGAATATATGAACTATATAGGTGGTTTTGGATTATCGTATGCTCACAGTGCGATCAAACCAATTGCTAGTTTAGGTGATACTCCACCAAAAGGTCATAAGTATGGTAGAGTTGGTGCAGGTGTGGGTCTAAATGCTGACACAAATAGAATACCAAGAAAGCCTGGTCAAAAGGCTGGTAGTGATAAACATAGTGATTTATATACTGATGAAAATCCTAAAGGCACAATACATGGTTTAGGTTTTACAGACGCTGCGAAAGCTAGACAATCTGTAAATAAAATTAAAGGTTCTGGTAAGACACATGCTCATAAGATACAAGCGGCTATCGCTATGAGCCAAAGAGCAAAAGTCGCTAGTCAAAGAGCAAAAGACCCACAAAAGAAAAAAGACTTAGGTCAAGCTCATAGAGTTTACCAGAGATATATAGATACAAACAAAAAGGATAAAGACTAATATGTCAGACAAATTTAACGGGCTAGTAGAGGCAATATTTCTACCACCTAAAAATTGGGTGTTAAACAAAGCATTAAAATTTACTTGTGGTCATTTAAATAATGATGATGTAAAAAAACTAAAAGACTGTGGTGTAGATGTAGTTGATGAGGGAAAAGGTATTGCTACTATTACTGTCAACAAAGGTTATATAACAGATTTAGCTAGTGTGCCAAGAGCATGTTGGGCTTTCATTGCGCCTTTTGATGTGGCGAGAGCAGCAATTGTACACGATATACTATATGAAAAAAGAAATGTAGCATTTGAAAATAAAAAAATTAATGAAAGAGAATCATATAGAAAAATAGCAGATGATTGTTTTAAGCATGCTATGAGGTGTAGTCAACCAGCAGTTCCAGGTTGGAAGATTTGGTCAGCTTATAACGCAGTTAGATTGTTTGGTAGATTTGCTATAAAAAATAGTAGACCTAGAGGAGCTAAACCAACATTGGTTTTAAAATAGTATGTATTTCTTTTTAATAAGAGCAATAATGGGTAGTATAGTAGGTAACGCTACTGCTACTTGGTTTAAAAAAACAAAATTTGGATTATGGTTTTATAAAAAAGTAGAACAATGTTATAATTGGGCTGCTGAGAGATATGATATTGATATACTAACAAAAGAAGAAAAGTTAATTAAGAAATTTCCTATGTTATCAAAAAAAATTAATAATATGGAGAAACGAATTAAAAAACTAGAAGGAGAAAAAAAATGAACTGGTTAAAAGATAGAATAAAAGAAATGTCATCATGGTCAGGTGTTAGTCTTATAGCATTTGGTTTGTTGATAGTTTTAGGTGGTCCATTTGTTAAATTAGCTGCTTACGCTGCTATTATTTGGGGTATTATATCAATTGTTAAGAAAGATTAATAATGTTAGGAATTAGATTATTTTTAATTGGAATACTCGCCAGTGCTGTAGTCGGTGCTGGCGTGTATGTTATGAAGTTAAGATCAGATAATGCTATATTAAAAGCAAACGCTATCAAAATGGAATCAGCAATCGCTGACCAAAAAACACTCATAGAAAATCAAAAGAAAGACTTCCAAGAAATATTAGACGCTAACAATAAGATGAATGAACTTGTTTCTGTTTTAAAAAAAGACCTTGAAGATTTAGACAAGAGGTTTAATAAAAAGAATAGAGACGTAGGTAAACTTGCTATTGCTAAAACAAAGTCAATAGAGAGAATAACAAACGGTGCAAGTGCACTGGCTACAAGATGTATTGAAATAGCTAGTGGCTCGCCATTAACAGAGGCAGAGAAAAATGCTACAAAGAAATCAGAAATCAATTCTGAATGTCCTAGTATTGCTAATCCTAACTACGTTCCTTACTAATTGTAGTGGCGTAAAACAGTTAGAGATATTTAAACAAGAAGTACCTAGAGCTGAACTTAATTTAGAAAAACCCACACCACTTGAATTAGAAAATTTAAGATGGATAATAATAACTAGTGAAAATGCTGATGAAGTATTTAAGAAACTAGAAGAACAAGGTATTGATCCTGTTCTATGGGGTCTCACAGATAAAGATTTTGAATTACTAGCGAAAAATTTTGCCAGAATAAGAAATCAGTTAAAGATAACAAATGACTTGTTAGACAAATATAAAGAATATTACGAACCAGAAAAAGAAAAAAAATAATGGAAATATTCTTTGAAATATTAACAAAATTTGGATTACCCGTAGCGGCTTCAGTCACTATGGGTGGTTTCATTTACATTATTTTAAAGTATATTTTAGGAGGAGTTGTAGGTTCAGTAAAAAGTTTACATGGTATTATTATGGGTTTAGAAAATAGAATAGATACTATGAATAACGACTTAATACATATTGACACTTTAATATCAGCAGCTCTACATTTGAAACCAGATTTAGATAGGATTGCCAGATCAGATGGCAAGAATGACGCAAGAAAAGACTAATGCCACTTTTAGAAATACTTAATCAATACGGTTTTGCGACACTGGCCGCTATTGCTATGGGTTGGTTTATTTGGTTTATATATACGTTTATTACACAAGAAGTTACAAAAAAATTAAAAGAAGCTTCAAGTGCATTAATTGTATTACTAGATAAAATACGAAGATTAGACAATGATCTTATAAGAATCAAGGCAAAATTAAATACTGTTTTGACGCTCCGAGAAGAAGAAAAGAAAAAATCCAAACCCGACTAATTATAAATAGTAGTATGAAAACATCAATGAAAAAATTGATGTTAGTAGTGACTATTCTTATATCTACACTTGACTACAATTTACTAGCATCCGAAATGGTACATGAGTTTAAAAACCCTGCCTTTAGTGGCAATGGTTATTCTTCTCACGTGCTTTCTATTAATCAATTAGAAGTACAAAGAGAACAAAAAGTATTTGATGACTTGAAATCTGCGAAAGCTGCGGCTGAGAGAGCAGAGAAAAACAAGACTATCAACAAATTTATTACAAACGTTGAGAGTAGAATTTATGCCAACCTGTCTAAACAACTGGTTGATAATATGTTTGGTACGACTTGCGATAGTAGTACAACAACTTGTCCAACAAGTGGTACTGCGACTGTAGAGGGCGCACAAATATATTGGGTTAAAGACACAAGCACTGAGATTATTACATTAACAATTACTGACGTGGATGGTACAACAACTACTATGACCGTACCACTAGGTGACTTTAAATTTTAGGATTTTTATGAAATTATTATTAACTATTTTATTAGGTATAATACTGTCTGGTTGCGCTGCCAATAAACAAATAGAAGTTTATAAAGGTAAAGCGCCATACGTTGAAGGCACAACAACAAGTGCTAGACTTATTAATTTACCAGATTTAGATAATCAACCTATCATAACGATAGCAGTTTATAGATTTACAGACCAAACAGGTCAGAGAAAACCTAGTACAAAGTTTTCTCAATTATCTACAGCTGTCACACAAGGTGCAAGTATATTTGTCATAGACGCATTGAAAAAAGTATCAGGTGGCGATTGGTTTCAAGTTGTAGAAAGAGAAGGATTAGATAATCTAGTCAAAGAGAGACAATTGATTAGAAGTACAAGAGATTTATATGATGGCGAACAAAAAGTAGGTAACATTTTAAAACCTTTATTGTTCGCTGGTCTTATTATAGAAGGTGGTATAGTAGGATTTGATAGTAATATACAGACAGGTGGCCAAGGTGCTAGATACCTAGGTATAGGATTAAGTGAATCATATAGAGTAGATCAAGTCACAGTTGCGATAAGACTTGTATCTGTACAAACAGGTGAGATATTACTTACAACACAGGTCACTAAAACTATCGCAAGTCACTCAAAAGGTGGCGATGTATTTACTTTTGTAGATATGAATACAAAGGCAATTGAATTAGAAAGTGGTGTCGCAGTCAACGAGCCTGTGACTTATGCGATTAGAACAGCTATAGAGTATGCTATTTTAGAGATTATTCACGCAGGTGAACAAAAACAATACTGGAAGTTTAAAAAGGAAAAAATAGGAATACACAATAATGTACAAAATAATTAGTATCGTTATGTTAATGTTGATGACTTCTTTGTCATATGCAAACGATATATACGTCACACAATCGGGTGCTACGTTAGATTTGGATATTACACAAGACGGATCTAATAACACAGTTGGTAATTCAACTACAGCATCTACGTCAACTGGAGCAACCACTACGTTGGACATTGACCAGATTGGTAGCTCAAACGTTATTACATATCAAATTAATGGTGCCACATATACTGGTGTTATTAATTTAGTTGGTAATTCAAATAACGTTGATTTAAATTGTGATAGTGGTGGAAGTAATTCATCATGTGGATCAGCGAATGCTGTAATTAATTTTACTGGTAATTCAAATGACATTGATTTAGATATTGGACAAACATCATCAGCAACTGGTATTGATGCTGATATAGTTGGTCAATCAGGTTCTGATTCAAACGTTGTGGCGGCTACAGTAGATGGTAATAGTGCTATATTAAGAATTACTGTAAATGGCGATACAAACAATTACCTAATTGATATTGACGGTAATGGTGACGCTGTAGGTCATACATTAATACACTCTCATACTGGCGGTATTGCTGATGTTGATATTATACAATCAGGTGTAAATGATAATATGATAACTTTAACAACAAGTGGTGATAACCACGATATTGACATATCACAAACTGACTAATATGGAATACTTAAATTTAATTTTATTCTTTGGTATCATTTTATATGCAAACATTTCGTTTTATAATTGGGCTCATACTCTTAATCCTTACGATTTTAGCGATAAACGTAAGAAGTAGTTTTGCTACAATTGGCGAAGTCACTTTACATAAAGGTAATGCTGTAATTGATAGACAAGACGGCGATCAAGGTATTGTTGTAGAACAAAGCCTAGAAGTCTTATCTTATGATACAGTAAAGACTGGTAATGGTAAAGTAGGTATAGAATTTATAGATGATACCTCCT